GGTGAGTACGGGCATGTCACAACGATCGTCTTGAATAGACATTGCACTTGTCCCCCTTTCGTCTCCAATAGCAGGGGGTACCGGTCGAATAGATTTAAGATGAAATTGAACGGCATTTCCTTGTTCGGTCTGAAATCGTCTATGATAACAGTATCCTGGTCCAGATAACCACACCACCACTTCGTTGTTGACTGTTTCATGTAAGCGTCCGGGTATGTATGCCATGCCCACCGGGACTTTCCACTCCCAGTTGGCCCCCATAGCCAATAAACTTCCGTCTTCCACATACGTTTCTTGGAAGTTATCATCTGGTACTCTTTCAACCCCTTGTGGAACTTCACAAATACTGCTGGGTGAGAAAGAGCGACTTCCTGTAAAGAACCACCGTTAGAAAGGATTTCGGTAGCGTCATCAATATCAGATCGCTTACCTTGTCCTTTGGGTCTATCACCCTTCTCCCAGAACACACCATCCTTCTCACAATATTTAATTGCTTGAGAAGCAGTTCCCATTGCAATCTCCAAATGAGGTTTCGATGGACATCCATTGTCTTGTAAGCATTTAACACAAGCATTTAATGATTTTCGGTTCCCATTTGGAAACTCGAAATAACCTTGTAGATGAGGTGTAAGATTATCTCCAACCTCTCTACCGTAACACACATATTTGAATATATCGGTTATATTGAACCATTCAATATCATCATCCGAATAATTATTCAATGTAAAAACAAATCTTGTGTTTCCTCCTGGCATCTTGAAATAATGATTTTCAAATGCATCTAGAACAGTTCGTGAAACTTCTCCACTTTTGGAGAATACACACACCACGCAGACACACACCACGCACAACACTGTATGCAATAGAAAAAAGAGTGCTCTCGCGCGAGGGACCCCTTTAGGGGACGCGTGGAGCATACCCGCGAAGGAGCGAAGCGACTGACGCGCGGGGGGGAAGCGAAGCGGGGGGCACGGTCCCCCAAGTCTACCTTAAATAAGATCGGTTGGTGGCGGTAAGGCGAAGCCTAGTATTACCCGCCACTTTAGGGCCCGAACTTGAGGGCCTCTACCATATTATCATAATTTGAAAAATTTGTCGATGGCGTATAAGCGTTCATATAAACGTGGTATGCGAAAATCTTACAAAAGTAAGAGACGCAGTTATAAACCTCGTGCAACGCGTAAGAAATCTAATATCAAAACCTTGATTCGTAGAGAGATTTCTAGAAACATCGAAGATAAGATCAAAGATACTGAGTTAGGAAGCATGAATGTAACTCAAACTATTGATGATACTAAGGTTCAGCAATTAATTCCTGGTATAACCCAAGGAACTACTCAAAGTACTCGTGTTGGCAATAGGGTTAAAGTTAAGAAATTTACTTTACGTCTTGCCGTTACAGCTTATAACTTGGGTGCAACTAATGCTCCTAGTTATTATGATATCTATATCTTCAAGCCAAAGTTTCAAAATACATATGCAGGTGCTATTCCAACTGTTGATATGACATATTTCCTTCAAAATGATTCTAGTTCTGAAGCATACAACGGTCAGATACTAGATGGATTGAGATACGTCAACACTGACTTATTTACCAATTGTTTTCACAAAAGAATAACATTGTTCAATCCTTTGACTTCACAAGCAACTCTTGGTGCAACGTCATCAATCAACCCATGTAGAACATTCTATTTCGATCTTACGAAATACGTTAAGAAGAATCTCATCTTTGATGATTCTGTTGGATCAGTTACCAATGATAGTCTCTATATAGCTATTGGATCTACACAAACTAATGGAGACGTTATCGTAGGTACCGTAGGTAGTTACATGGGATTAGTTCAGATGAGATATGAGGATGCGTAATTAATTAATGCATATATGTACAAAAATATTCTAGCCACTCTCGCTCATCCTCATCACATAGTTCATCGCCATTTGAGGAAATTCGATCACATGATCTATTCTCCTCTTCAGTTGATTCCCCTGTTCGATACCTACCCAATCTAGGTGGGTTAACATTTGATCTGGTGAGTACGGGCATGTCACAACGATCGTCTTGAATAGACATTGCACTTGTCCCCCTTTCGTCTCCAATAGCAGGGGGTACCGGTCGAATAGATTTAAGATGAAATTGAACGGCATTTCCT